TAATATAGCCCCGTGTGACTGCATAAACATTACGTCTATACAATGCTTATCCCATTTAATATCATAATGCAGGTGACTACATTTGATAGTATATAAAAAGTTTAGATCAACATATGTATCATCAATGTTATTATCTAGAACATATTCTAGGGCCGTATGCATAAAATATTCTATATCTTTAGAACTTTTGCCCGGCCCGATGTAATCTAAATCTTTAGGAGTTCTTTTAAGTTCCGGCAACCAATATTTAAGTGCCGTACTACCATAGATTAAATTTTTTCTTTCTATAGTCCTTCTCCTTGTTCGCAATCAATAGTGACTTTCACGCAAGCAAAAAAATCTTTTCGCTCAGAGGTTTTTCTGCGGTCATCGGCAGCACCTTTGGTACTCCATAAAGCACCAATAGTATTATCTTTATATACATTAACCCATCCTTCAATTTTTTTTCGCTCTTTGACTTCAACTAAATCCCATTCGGATTTTAGCGTGTCCCAAACAGTTCCGTTTTGGCTCCATGTCATATTCTTCCATTTGCCATGTACAAGAACGGCTCCATGTACGCTATCGTTGACGTTACCTTCCACGGAGTAAATCTTTACTGGAAGTTTATCCATTTCACCACCGCAAATTTCGTACTTTTTATCCATTGAAATTTTCATACCTTTTTCTCCATCCTAAAATAAAATCTCTATACCTTTTCTGTTCTTCTGTTAGCTTACTAATAATTTCTTCTGGTACGTTTTCTAAATTCCAAACATATCGAATATGACCATCTAAAGGCAAATGTTCAGCATCAGAACTAAAAATATCTTCATATCTACCGTTACGGTATGCCATAAACCCTACGTTTCCAGTATACGTTTCACATACATAAATAACGTCAGTTTTTAGGTCTTTTTGTTCTAGATATCGCATTTTTTAAAACCTGCCATTTCTTGTTCTTGAAGATCTTTTTTGACACACTCTAGAATATCATTATACTCTTTGTGGAACGTTTGTAAAGCCTGTTCTTTGGACATTCCGTAGATTTTTATTCTAGCGTAAGGATTTTTAGAGTAAACACTAATTCTAGACGCTATATCTTCCATTACAAACAGAAAATCATCTTGGTATAATATAAAGCATTTTTGTTTTTCCATATATTACCATACACCGATGTTATTTTCAATATCTTTTGCTGTGAGTCTATTCACGTAACGAAACTGGTATGCATCTCCCAAAGGAATGTGCATAAGCTCTAGTGGGCGCATAGACAACACCATATATGAAGCATGACCATCGGCCACAGGAAAGTGTACAACTTCGCCAACATTCTTGCCGTTTGGCTTTCGGGTTTTTGCGAATGCCCGTAGTTTTTCGATATAGTCTATTTCGCTTTTTCGCTCTTGCTCTAGGTGATCCTTCCAGTTTTCGCCAGACTTTGGCAAATTGTACTTTGGCGTTTCAACAGACGTTGGTGCAGAATAAATCTTTGCGGCCATCTTTTTGCTCTTTTCTAATAAAACCTGATTGTTTGCTATGGCTTGATTATACCAAACCTCTACTGTTTGTCAACATGTGTGCTATGGATTCTAGCTTGTTTGCCAATTCCAAAGCTTCTGCCGGGGTTAATCTAACTCTTATCTGATCGCATTCACCGTTTGGCATTTCTTTTGTCAACTGGAGTAAAACACAATCACGATCTATATTCCAGCTAACGCCTGCCCAACAATATTTGTACTGTTCGCTTAACATAGATACCTTTATTTATTTATTGAGATCACAAACTAAATCATCATACATAGCTTCTGTTACTTCTAAACGCCTGAGCCAATTTTTAAAATATACATCAAGCTCCTTAGATTTTGGATGTGTCCCAAGATGATATTTTAGAAAATCCTTCCTGTTTTGTACTTTATCGGCAATTAGCATATCGTTAACATCTTTGATTGGGCTGAGATAAATATGTTCTGGATTATCCACCTGATAACAACTTAGCCCGCGATTAGCTACATTTCTATATTCCATAGATATAGCAAGAACAACTGACATATGAAAATAATCATTTATAGTGCGTGTGATTAGTTTGATTCCTTCTAGTACATTAGAATCATCCTGAACAATAGGATGCAGGCAGTAAGCCTTTATAGCGTTAAGGCTAGCCCCTATTTTTGATAGGACAACTATACCTTCATCAATATGGTTCATGTAAGGAACTCCCGATCTTTTGGCCTTGGTTTCGCCGTAGAAGTTCTTTATAAGATTGTAGTATTGTTCATATTGAGATTTATGCATTTCTTGTCTTCTCCTTTTTATCACCATTCGTTGTGGTACATTGCATCTTCCATCACAAGTTCATCATTGAGAATTAGCCAAAGTATTATTGTTTCCAAATGAATTTCAGAGTAAATAACTTCGCCAAGCACACTATGTTTATAAGATTTTTTTCCTAAAAAACAATCAAGAGATTCTATGCTTTTATCCAAATGTCTCCAAAGGCCATTAAAACCATCTTCTGGACTCCTTAAAAGAAAAGCATATTTTGATTCGCCAGATAAAACATGTCCATGAAAATTTTTGGGGTATAATACCTCAAAAACAGGTTTGCTGAAATCGGCGTTCCAGACTCCTCCTTCTGTTGATGCCCATCCAGTAATTTCAGAAAACTTGAATAGTAAATGATAAATATCTACATACTTCAACATTTCGTAACGAATCATTTTATCGTCCTTTCTTGTCCTTTTATTATAAAATCTGTAGAACAATTGTCAAGTTGATCTACAGAAAATCTTCAAGATATTCTGCTCTTGTAGAGAACTCAAAATTGGAAGAAATATGTAATTCATGATAACATTCTGTTTCTGCCGATTTCAATTCTTCTATTCGATTAAAATTCTTAGTTTGCCAATTGTAAATCTTTCCGTCTTTTCCCATAAAAAATCCACGTAGAAGCCAATTATCGCTATGAAATGTTGCTACTAGTATACAATGTCCAATTGGTTTACCCCAGACACCTTTTTTAATTTCCCGGTATCCCATACTCTTGAGTATTTTAATAATTTCTATGTTTTTCATTATTTTTTAAAGCTCTTTATGAATTTTTCGCCCGCATCACCATAGTAATTTTCCATAGCGGAAATAATATTCTGGCAAGCAATAGTGTAACCAATATAATAATCTCTAGAGTTTTCTAGATTCTCAGATACTATATCTGACTTTATGATTTCAAGTTTTTTGTTAATGTATTCTACAATATAGAACGGTAAAGCTTCAAGCTTTTCAGATTTATCTATCATTTTTACTTTCAATATTTAATAAAATTTTCATCTTCATGTTCATGGCATGATTATATATCAATAAAATCCATTGTCAAGAAAAAATTAGTCAGAATTCATTTCTGACGAAAAATAAAAACAGAACATGCTCATTATAGAACAGCACGCGAAAAAGATATCTTCAAAAGAAAGTACGGCCTGTTCTTTGCTTTCATACATTTCAGAAATGAACTCTCTATTCTTCATAAAATAGAGTATAGATATTCCTATTAGTATTGATGCTAAATAAAGAAGCAGTTTAGACATTGCATAGCGAAATAATTCCATTTAAACATGCCCGTCCGATTGATCCTTGATTGATTGGCGTGTTCGATCAGATCGCGTTTTGAGGCGTTTTGTACGCTTGTCGTCGTGTTCGCCACTACCACTACGATGCGATTGGTGTCCTCGTCTTTCGGGCTTGTTTTCAATTTTAATTGTGATTGATTTTTTCATAATTATTACCAGCTAATTGTAATGTCGTAGCCACCGCGAGAATTAACTAAGCTAACTTTAAATCCTTTTGATGTCATCATTTCACACATATCAGTTATTACTTTACAATCTTCCCTTTCAATAAAAATATTATAACTATTTTCATTAAAAGAAGAACTCATTGCATGATTAAAAACAAATGATGCGATATTCTCAAATAAGAGAATGACAGCATTCCGTTGACGATTTTGTTGCATAATTTTAATATTTTCAGCGGAAAAAGTTTTTAGATCAAATTGTGAATTCATGTTTCTACCTATAAAAAATAAGTTTAAGAATAAAATTATACTGGCTTTAACCTAAAAAATTATCTATCCTGCTTTGATGATTTCCAATTCTTCGGGCGTGAAAGTGTTTGCGGCTTTTTCTAGAACTGCCTTTTTCATCGCTTCCATAACAGCGTCATCCCCGATTGGCTCTAGGATGATTTTATTAATACACAATGTTGAAGAATCAAACTTTGAATCCTTTGCTGCTAAACCTCTCATTAGTTTTAGACTTTTTATAACTGCCGCAATCGTTTCAATTTTTATGCCTGTATCTAAATAAAAATATCCAGATTGATAATCCTTGGCTAACTTATAAATTTGTCCTGATTTATCAGAAACGCACGCAGTATAACCAATAAATTTTTTAGACATTTTCTTCTCCTATCAGATTAAAAATATAAGCATCATCGGCGGTAATATAGGTTTCTCCAAGGTTAATAATAAAGCGGGCACGCCCATCTTTGTATTTTTCTTTTAGCTTCTTGAGCTTTTCGATAACTTCGTCGATACTGTTACCGTCGAATATATCCCAAACGTCTATTGTGTAAATTCTTTTCATGCTTTTATTTTACCTCATTTTTCGCCGTTGTCAAATAAAAAGGCTGTTGACCGCTAGGATTTTTTCACTGTGCCTCTCGGTTTTAACGCTTCTACTCACGTCCGAGTCAGTGTTTTTAACCTTCCATACTAGCTACTAGGCTTGGTAGCACAACTTCCTTCGTATGGTTTTTTATAGCGATCAACGGATTGCTAGCTGAACTATCATTGGCGTTAACCTAAGCCACTAGCCATCCTGCCTTTTCTGTTATTGTACTTTATTTTTCCTTTTCTAAAGTTGGTTTTACCACCTGACAACTGTATACATGTTTACGAATTGTTTTTCTTCATAAAAGAATTCAACTGTATATCCATTTTCCTCAAGAATTTTACAAGCCGCTTTATACTTTTCAGTTCCGGCGTATCCTTCGTTGACCCAGAAATTATTCAACAGGCGTACTTCTCGTTTGTTTTCTCTTGCAGCTTTTTCGATCAGCGATTCGATATCGGCAACTTCTTCTTCTGCCGTTACCACAACAAATTTCTGTGCTTCTTTTGCTGTAAACTTCATTTTATACATTATGTTTCCCGTTTTCTTTCTTTTCTAGATTATACAATCTTGAATTCGAATGTCAATTCCTTTAGTTCATTTTTTTCAAAATCTTTAACTTCTTTTTCAGCTTCTCGTTTCAGGATTGCACGAATAGGAGTTCCGTCAAGCTTGTGATACTTACTAGAATTATGAGAACCATCATTGTATTTGCGATAATTTGCGTCGTTCATTCTTTTGTTTTACTTTTTGTCTATGTATGAGAGTCAACTAGTATTGCATTCACTTTATGATATCTATATTTTTTGCTTGGTAGGTGCGATATGCAAACGCCGTTACTGTCAAAAACATATGTATTGCTACGACGAAAGAAAGGCACAAACGATGAACAAGCCTCTCTGTGATTAAAATCAACTTTTATATTGCCATTACTATTGTATGTAGCATCAAAGTCGAAACAAAAATATTGAGACTGTCCACTGTATTCGTTTCTTCCGCACAAAACAAATCTTTTTCGGCCTGCTGAATTTTTTGTCATTTTGCTCTCCTTTTCCACTATTATACCAGCTCAAAATTGTTTGTCAATCAGTATTCACAAAAGATCCGGCCTTTTCGTATCCACATGCTAAATCGTCAGCCCTTCGCCAAATAAACTTCCAAAGCATACGATTCCAGAAAATAAATTCCGGTGGATTTCCGTTTACCCATGGGATTCTGCCTTTTTCAAACCATGCTATGGCATAAAGTTCTTTATTGCCTTCAAAAAATTCAATGGCACGTACAGATTTTTGTTCTTTGATCATCTTTTGTTTCCTTTTCCACTATTATACAATATTGAATCAACATGTCAAGAGATCTTTTTATTTTTTTTGAAAGTGATTTCATGCACTCGCATTAAATCGAGTAATTCATCCCTGAATTTTCCTCTTTGCTTTAAAACGCTCATAGTAATCTAAAATATATTTTACGAACAAAAGCCCGAATAAATATAATACTGTAATTGAAATTACTATCAAGGCCATTAAGATGATTATAGAAGGAATAATAAATAGTGGTGCAATAACGGCAATCCACGGCCAATTAATTACTCCGGCCAGTTTAAGAGTACCGCTGACAACTACCATAAGGCAACAAACTGGATAAAGTAAATTCGCTGGATTATTTTCTTTGTGTTTGCTCATTTATTTTTACTCCTTAAAACTATAGAAAAATAAAATAGGTCGGGCAGGATTCGAACCCACACTAGTGCCATCTACGGCGATCAACCCGCGATCATGCACGCCACTCCTTAATCAAGAGCCGCTCTCACCAATTTGAGCTACCAACCCATTTACCAGCCTCACAAACATCTGCTTATCTGGCATTTCCATTTGACACCTTCAAGCCTTTCTTGCGTGATGTTACGCAAAAGAATCGTGTAGGAGTTGAACCTACTCCCCCGGCAACGTCTCTCCGGTACGGTTTCCCGCTGACCTGCAATGCTACCAATACACCAACGACTCTTATGCTTTTATTATAACTTAACTTTTGTCATTGTCAACGTTTGCAAAATCATTTTTCACTAGATTGTCTACAACGCCCGGAGTAAGTAGCATTCTTATTTGAGAAATATGCATATGTTCTAAGTGCTTGCGAGATTCTTCTAAATCTTTATCTCGTGCTTCTGTCGCTTCTTTATAATACTTGAGTTCGCTTTTCAAGAAACTAATTTCTTTATGCATACTTATGATATCATAAGCGAAATCGACTACATTATAATCTCGATTCATTATATATCCTTTTTAATCCATTCAAACGGTGTGTACTCTCCGATAAATTCTATGTCAAACTCAGTATCTTTAAATAGTTCTAGTAATTGCTGTTCTTTGGTCGCTCGATCATCAGGGCTATCGTTTATTTTAGCAGCCTTAAAACTAAGATCTGTGCTCGTATATTCAAGATTTTCGTTTATATAAACTAAAGAATCAAAGCCGTTGATATTTTTTTTATTTTTAATGCGAACCCAGTCCGGAAGTGGCTCATTGAGCATTTCTGACTTAGAAACGCCTGTTGCTAAACTACAAAAACCAAGACAGCACATAAACCCTTCGTCGTTTAAAAGATATGTATCTCCACGACCAGAAGCAGATGTTCCATTTAATCCAGTACGCCACTTGCTACGATCAATCGTTACTTTAATTTTTTCTTTCATTTCAGTATTTTACCATGAAAAAGAGTTTTGTCAAGTTATTGTTCAACGCGATAACGGAAATTTGCAAAATAGCATGGGATGCCTTCTAGAGATTTCCATACGCCAGAATTTCTTCCGCATACTTGTAACTTTATGCCGGACATATATGTAATTACTATAGTCAATATTACTTCGCAATTATCTAAATCGCTTCTATGAATGGAAGTTGCTAATCCATCGGGACGTTTAAGCTTAGAAGCATACTCTTCATTCGGAAGAGTAGTTTTCATTCGGTTGATATAATCTTCTGATCTCATAACTATTCCTTTGTATTTTTTACTTTTAAAGTAAATCTTTCTAGCCATTCTTCTAGAGTGTATACTTCGGGAGATACATATTGGAATTTTTTTCTTCCAATTTGATAGTCGTAATAAATGAAGTCAGATAAGTCTAAAAGATAATAATCTCCAAAGAAATTAAAATCTTTATTATTCTCATGAGCTTCAATACAAGCAATCTCAAAATCTAAAAGTAGATCATCTTTAGAAGAGTATTCTACTGGAAATATAGAAGTTCCATAGCATTGCTCGCTACCCCAATTGTATTCAAATATTAATATCATTCTTCTACCCATTTAGCCCCGAAAAAACTAACCATTTCTCCGGAATCCATTTCGTTCTTCCATTTTTCATATTTTGGATGTTCTGTAATAGATTTTACATGTCCTTCCCAGCAAACCTTGACTTGTTCATGAGGATAGAATCTAACAAAATCCATATTGTTTGAATAAACTGCATTTTTTTGAGAACAAGCATGTTCAAAAAAATCTCCGGGATACATATGTAGTGGTGGTTCCATTCTCACTACAGAAAGAAGTGCATCGGTTGGTTTTCCAACAAATACAATGCTATTATGGTTAACAAGTTTTTGTTCGTTTGTCATTTTATTCAATTAGTTATTACCTTTTTACTTACTTTTGAATCCTTCAACATAACCAATTATAAAAGCATGACTCAAATCAGATGCTAGACTAAAAATATGCCAACACTGTTCTGACGGCATTGAACTGTTGATGTATTCTATTTTAACGCAAGTTTCATTATCATAATATAACGGATCTTCTTCTATTTCAATTGAAGGTTTGATTTTCAAATGACCAAATATATTATCCGCAAGTAAATCAATAGCACGTTGAACTAAGTCTTTATCTTCTTCAAAATACATTATTATGACCATTTTGTTTCCTTATTTATTATAAGACGTAAACCGCTTTTGTCAAGACTTTACGGGATTTTTATTTCTTTTATTTTTTCGCTATCTTTTGGAAATACTAGCTGTAGATTTCCATGAAAAACCTCGGCGGGGCTTACTTTATATAGTACGAGCGAATACCCGTTTCTTCGTAGTTCTGATCTTGATCCATGAAACCATTTTTTTAATTTTGTAATGCAAGAAAAGCCGCATATGTGTTTTTCATGATCAAAATTAGTTATTTCAGCATGACAAGTAGGATGCAAATAAGATGCTGAATGACTTGATAACTTATGATCAAGTCTAGTAGTATTTTTGTTTTCTTTCCTACCACGATAAGGCCCGAGACCGTTTTTTTCTATTCTATAAACAATCATTTTAAAAAATCCGCAAGAGTAATGAACTGCAATAGTGCTGTTATTTTACGGCATCAATCGTTTTTGTCAAGAAGTCTTTCGCATTTTTCTTAGTGCGAATACAACATAAACTATTAAGTCTTATCATTTCCCTTAGTTATCAGCCAAGAAATCTGGCTATCAATTAAATAGCATGTGTTATGATGGATATCGCTTGACATTCCACATTCACGCATTTTACGAAATGCAGTTTCAAGAATATCTCTTGCGGCTATTAAAAGTACACGGGCCTCTGCCATTTTTTCAATTTCAGATTTGTTTTTCATTTTAAATTTCCACATAAATGCTGTTTTTGATTGCATCTATTTCAGGGCTTGAAAGCCCCTTGCAGTATGTTTCGAGAAATAGTTTTGAAGATTTTTGCCTGCTGGATTCCCATATCAATTTTTTATCTCTATATATAACTCTAGTGGCTGACAACCATACTAAATTTATCTTAGTTTTATGGTTTTGGTAATCGCCTTCTACAATTACAGTCCTAGAATATATTTTACCGTTTTCATCTCTACGGATATCAATTTCCTTGACCTCATAGAGCTTATTTTTAGTTTTATACTGAGGCCCGCTGAGATAGAAAGCATCCTCGTCAGAATCTACAAAGTCGCCAACTTTAACAGTTTCAAAAAAGCTATTGGTATCATTATTTATAGATTCAAAAAATCTTGCAAGTATTTCTGTTTTTTTCATGGCGTTTATTTTACTTCTTCTCTCAGATTTGTCAAGTAGTAGTTCATTTTTTCTTCAAGAAAAGTTATATAACAATTAGAATCAAGCAGTTGACTATATGCAAAACAAAAAGAGATAGTTTTAGATTTAGTCTTTGTGTATTCATATTTTTTGTATGATCGATGAATTGTAACCTGAATTCCGTCAATAGCTATATAAGCCTTAACAAATTCAGTGCTATTATCTAAGTTATCTAAAACTTTAATATTGTAATCATCAAAGTATTCGTAGATTTCATCAATTGAGATTCTAACACCTTTAATATTTGACATTATGTATATTCTATGCTATTATTTGAAATTTCTTGATGATTTTTCTTGATATTTTCTGCAAGCCTAATGATTGTATCTATTTGCATTGAACGACACTTTAAAGGATAATCACTTTGTAGCAATTGGTCTTTGTGTACGTGCAAAGATAGTCTTGATATTTCATACCACGAATTCTTAATATCGTTAATCAAATCTTTTTGGTTTTGCATTTTTACTAAGTAATAAGATAAGCGAAGCGTTCCATTTTCAGGGAAAAAACTGTATAGCACAACTAGGTGTTAAGTCGGGCATTCCACCCGACAGTATGTTAAACTGCCGGGTTATTATGCAAACGATTGATTAAATACTAGGCTTGCTGCTCAGTTCGTGAGCATCCTAGCAATTGTGCAAGCTTGTCTACGTCAAAGGTACGCTCCTTGCGGACACCCATAGGAAGGGGAGGAAGCTTCGTAAGTCCTTTCTCCGTAAGCTTTTGCGATACGTCACGAGAACGCTGGTAAACGCTTGCGGGCTTTTGTTGCAACTCTGCTGCGAGTGCTTCGATGGTAGACTTGCTGCGAACATGCTCCATCCACTTTTGAACAAACGTTTCGATTCCGACAGAATTCTTGGTCTTTGCCATAATTTAAGTCTCCTAAGACTAAATGAAAGTAAAAAAATCGTACCTATCGTTTGAAGAAACAACTCGTTTCATCAATAAAAACATTGGTAAAACCACTGTCTTTTGTTTACATCACCATTTTACATCGTAAAAGTTTCTTGTCAAGTGATTCGTAAAAACTTTTTTATCGAAATATCAAAAAACCCAACAAAATAAACAATAAACAAATAACAAACATAAGAGAAATAAGCAGAACTCGTGGGAAGTGGGGGGTGGGGGTGTTGTAAGTCTTTGATACATACCCCACCAACAAAATCCCTGTGTTTTCCTTGATATTCTGCTCTTTTGGAAGTCTAAATATTGAAGGAAAAGGTTCTGTCTAGTTGTCTTGCTAGTGTTTGCTAGCTGTTTTGTGGTGATCGTTTTCATGCCATTATTATACCAGAGCATTTTCGCAATGCAAGTGCTTGTACAAGTTTTTTTTACTGTTTTTCGTAAGTCGTTGTGGCGTAAGGCTTTACGGTTTTTGTGTAGAAGTAAAAAAATAGTAGTCATGGGAAGAATCTACGCCATTGTGCATTTTTAATAATCTACCGTCAGAGTTTATATCCCCCTTCCAAAAAAAACACCTAAAATCAAAAAACCCAATGTTTTTGCATATATTGCTCTCGGACAATTTTAAAGTTTGCGGGCCTGCTAATGTTAATTATTCCGCCATAAGCTATGTTTAAACAATACACGTAAAAACACCGTGTTTCGAAGTATATGCGTGTACTATAAAATTTTCTAGGGTTGCCTAATTTTTAGGCAGTATCTTGCTATAATATATGCATGGAATGTGAAGTTTGTGGAGAGAAAAAACAACTACAGAAATATCGCCCTAATTTATATAATTGGGGGCAAACCGGGCTGGAAAAGCCTAAAAGCACGGTCATTAACATATGTTTTGACTGTAAAACATCCATAATTGAATCTATTACGGGCGATCTATGCCTAAATTCTATAAAATTTGTTAAATTAATGCGGGAAATTCTCTAAAAAAGCCCGAAAACACTTGATTTCACTGCGTTTCAGTGTTATAATAAGGATGGACGAACATATGCATGTGAATGGGTTTCCGGCATACTGTTACTTTTTTCATTCTACATTACAAACTGGGTTGCGTTGCGTTGGAGCTTTCGCCCGTTCTGTCCAAGAACAAAAAGGAACCAAGAGAAATAACAATGTAATGTGAATGGGGGTGCGGCATTAGATAGTGCCAATAAAGTGCTGCCTTGAGCAGTGACAACCAGAGCGTCTCGCAAACGCTAAATCTTTCTAGGCTATAACAAAAAAATTCCGAGCAACGTTGGAGAACGCCTCGGCTGTGTTGGATACCGAATAAAAGGTATAGCTATAGAGAGTAATAAGGTAAACATTCCTTGTTCCCCAAGTCTACCCAATCTGGCAGGATCAGGTATCCAACCAGATAAACTCGCGGAGAGTGAATACCGCACAGATTAGATCGGACGTTTCTAGTTTAAAATAGATTGTGCGAGTCCGAATTATTCGGACAATTCAGAACAGAGAAATAAAAAAAGCCCGAAGCAACTAAATGCAACGGGCTAGAATCTATTCAGAAAATTCTACTTCTCTTAGGTGATACCATTCATCTTCGATATCACGACGACCACCGCCAGCAAGAATATGATCTATGAGTTTTTCACCACGCTTATGATCAATATTTAAAACATTTCCAATAGCATTTCGCGTAGGCTTACATCTAAAAATAGCTACGAAGTATTCTCCATGCTGATCGTAATCATTGTGTTCTCGTGTAAGCACCCAAACATTCATTCTAATCTTCCTTTTCGAATTTTTCGTACAGTAGTTTATATTCCATATATGGTGGCAATATATCTACCTTGGATAAACCATCGCAATGCCGTGCTTCTAAATCCATAAGCCTATAAAGCTTGGACTCGTACTCTACTTCTATAAGTAAAGCATCAAAATGGAATCTTATCCCAAGTTCATCCATAAGCCCGAATAATTTTTCGAGCTTTTTTGATAATGGATGTTCATCTGTTAATCTATGTAGTGACATTTTTAAAGCTTCATGGGTGAATCGAACACCCGTCCTATGAATATACTAATCTAGTCAGGATTGTATATGAAAGTAAATATTGGTGACTAATCAATACTATAAACTTACAAACATAGTGTAATACCACTATACGAATGAAACATTAATTCTAAGCATTGAATTCGATATCGCCTGATTTCAAACCAATAACATTAGAAAGTTCGATAACTTGCCAGTTAACAACTGACGAGCTATAGCCGTAGCTTGGAATATACTTTTCAACATTGTTGTATGGTACTTCAAGCCCGGTAGCATTGTCGATATAAATCGACTTTGTAATATTGTGCCCGTCAGCATTAGTTTTTGGAAGAAAAGCTAGATACTGCTTTTGCGTGTCCATATGCTGTACGATGAATTTACTAACTCTACGTCCCCGGCCCTTCCAGAGCGATTCTGCTTTGAAGTCCGGCAGTTCGCCTTCGCGTTCAAGCTTATTGTTTACGGCGTTTTCGTAGCTTGCACCAATGATTCCATTGCGTAGTGAAATCTTGGTTACTCCTTGCGGAAACTCTACCTTTGATTTTGCGAGTAGTTTACATTGTGTCTTGGTTCGCAAGCTAACAATTTTAGCAGAATCGATTTTAGCCAATACATCGTGAATCTTCATATCCTAAACTCCAAAAAATAGTACCTAAAAATCTAAAAGTAGGAAGTGTTGGAGTTGAACCAACGACCCCGGCTTTATAAGAACCGTGCTCTAACCGCCTGAGCTAACTTCCCAAACCAACTAATCAATATAGTGATGAATAATCAGTAGTAGTATTCCAGCTAGTATTATTGACATTAGTTCTCCACGACGAATCCGCTACGGTCATATTTTGCTTTTCCCTTGGCATACAATCCTTGCCAGCCATGAGGATCTAAAAACCGTAGGTCAGTTTTATCGGCATTGTGTACCTTATAACCTAACCAGCCCGGCCCAATATCCTTATTACGGAATACGACTGCTACGTTACCACCACGCTTTAGAACGTCGAGCGACTTGTCAAAGTTTACTTCGGAAAGAGAAAATGTCAAGTGATAATTGCTTGGAAATTCTCCATGAATAAAACGAAGCATACGGTTGTAAATCTTCGTGTAATCGTACCATTGCACGTTAGGAAAATCCGAGTGCAACTTTGGTACTACTTGCTCCCACATTATATCGCTGGTGCCATTAAGACGCAATGCGGGCTTGAGCTTGAGCTTATTACAGCGGCGAACAAATGCATCGACTTCATCATATAGTTGGTCGATAAATTTAGTTCTATCCTCGAAGAAATACTTCGTTCGTGCAATACGGGCTTGCTGAACACTATTCATGCGACCCCTACCACTAAGATTAAGGCAAGCTGCAATACATGCATCGCTAGCACTAGCACAAGTATTGTATCCGGACAATTTGTGTGGTGCAAGATATAGAATACCACTGTAGTATCCTAATCCGGCATCATTACTTTTAGCAATCTTAGGCGATGAATCACCCTTAGTCAATAACTGCATAATCGTCTCCGTTAGAGTAAGATATCGTTTGTTTCGATGCGATTATTTTACCACGACTATTCGCCATGTCAAGGATATGGAAGAAAAAAAATAAAATTAAAATGGGGCTTGACAATTCGTTCGGGCCTGTTATAATAAAGGAAACCTAACAAAAGGTAAATAGACAAGATAGAAAACTACACGGGCATTTAGACAAGTTGACGAAAAATTTGCCCGATGACTTGACAAGCCCGAAAGCAATGGTATAATTAAAGCGTAACAAACACCTGTTTATTTTTTTTCTTCTACACTGGCTTGGCCAGAAGGATTTATTATGTCGGAAACGATTGCTCAAGAACGAACCCAGCGACAACCTATCGCTAAAGATACACCGGTTACTATCGCTAGTACCGGTCGTAGAATGAAGGTTTGGCGAGATATGGGAGACTTTAACATTATTTGTTATAGCTATGCACCCTATCGCGGAAGCAATGAGTTCGCAGAATTGCATACCCTCGATAATCTAATCGTAGGACGATAATGCAATAAGATATTATCTAACCGGTGATTATCCCAATGGATAAACATTCCTAACAGAAAGCTGAATTAACAGCCACCGGTAGGATAGATAATAAAAGGGTAAAATATATGTAGCGAGGCCGACAAAGTCGGCCCATCCCAAAGATTAGGGATAGGCTTAGAATTATAAATCAATCAATCTACGCCGGGCCGTAAACCCATTCTTCTGTGCGATTCCAATAACTTAAAAGCTTAATGAACTTATCGGAAGTATTTGTCCCTAATATTGCAACATAGCATGTATCAGTTGATCCATATTCTAGATTGCATCTTCTAAGTTTCCAAACTGTATAGCCCGGAGAATAGAAACTTGCTTCACAATGAACATATCTAACTCCGACTTCTTCTAGCGTTATGAGATCCATAGCAGTCACCTACATCCTTTGGTAAGAATCTGAGAAGAGCTTATTATTTTCCATAACAATGTTATAGACAATCCAATGTTTTCTAGTGTCTGACTCTGGTTCTTCAAAGCCATAACTTACACCGCAACTAGTACCAAATAGTTTTACAGTTGCTAGAACCTGACTACCGTTCATTAGGTAGCATTCTGGATACAACACGTTTCTATCGTCATCGTAAATAACAGAATACAGTTGTTCTGAACTAAGCTCAATATTCGACATACCAATCTCCTTCAAATTCTCTTGGGTCTTCGCTATAGTCTAATTGTACTTCATCGATCTTATTTGTCAATAGATCGAAAAGTTTTTCTCCAATTTCTTGCGGGATTGCTCTACCACTAATAGTAGCACAATCAAAAATACGTTCTTCGTCACTTTCCTCCGGATAGCAATTTTCGGGCGGGCCGTATGTTTGTGCCGGAGTATAGTAACCAGACGACAAAAACTCAATTGTTAGCTCGCAATCTTGCTCGCTAACTAGCCCTGAAACTAAATCTCGGCACTCAACCGATAGTTCTGAAATATCGATGTGCAGTTTTCCGCGAATGTTTTTCCAGCTAGACATAGTTTTCCTCTCAAAAGATATAAAACAAGTTCGCTTGTAGGAATCGAACCTACACTCCACCCGTAACGGGTTGCGTCACCAATATACACCAGAAGCGAATGCAACAAAATGAGGTAACGTTGCACCTGAATATTTAGTCGCGGTCAGGATATTCGCGAGAGGTAGCTAGCCTCGCAAAAACAACTGAGTTATCCAAGCCCTGCTGTTCTTGTATCGTTATTATACCAAAACTTTTCGGTATGTCAAGTAGGATCGACCGGATTCGAACCGATAACCAAGGGATTATGAGTCCCCTGCTCTAACCGTTGAGCTACGATCCCATGAATCTATTTGTATATCAAGCAAATGTTAATAGTAAAACACTGTGAAGTATTAGTGTATTCTCCAAAATCGTTAAAATGCTCTAAATCATCTCCTTCTAGACTTAGCAGTTCTGGAAATCTTATCTTTGCAGCTAAAACTGCTTCATCAAAGTTATTTCCACCCCTGTAAACAATAACATCATTAGGCTCTTCACCTGTTCTAACAACAACATACATCAATCATCTCCTTAGTAATCGTCTCGTCTCATGCAATTATTTTAACATACAGATCGTCATTGTCAAGCGATTGTGTCGAAATAAAAAAAAGAAAGATTTCGCTTGACTCCGGCGAGGCCGACGAAGTCGGCCCATTTTATAAGGCAGACTTCTATCGCTAAGCGTAGAGTTCTTCTTCTTCTTCGAATTCAAAGTGATGATCAAATGATTTCGCCTTTGAACCTTGAAGCCCAAAGCGTTGATTATATGCTTCGGTAACTTCTTCTAAAATTTCCCAAGTGATTTCATATCCATGCTCTTTCATGAGTACAAAAGTATCTTCAATCCTTTGGTACTCGATATGCTCATCAACATAGATAGTACAACCGGATTCATCATTCAACGCATGTTCGAAATCGTGAATGGCCCAAAATGGATTTGAGTACACTACTTCTATTTCTTGCTCTCCGTCTTGCTGTAGCAACCATGAAAGATACATAATAAGCAGGTCTGTACTAGTGCTGCTGTAGTGGCGATGGTCTAGATTCATTGTTAGCTCGCCGTAGTCATGCTCAAAACTAACGCCGTACTTAGTATTGATGCTCATTCCGCAATTTTCAATCATGAATTTTACATGATTTAGCGGAACGTAGAACATACAGTCTCCTGCAAATTCTCCACCTGCAATATCAATATTCATCTTAACATTCTGAACTTTATATCGCATGATTTTCTCCTTGGTTAGCGATACCTAGATTATACACGGGATTTTATCGTTGTCAAGTAAAAAAATAAATAAAAAAAGCCGGTGACAGAAAAAACTTCCATCACCGGCGAATAAAAATAATGTTAGGCTTACAACTTACTTGCGGTATTCGTAATTTTTAAGATTCTCAATTGATTATAAGCCAATTAAGTTAATCGCCTGAATTTTAAGTCTTCCGACTGCATGGTATCTTATTGTTTGATTATGGTTCTCAAACTCGGCGTAACATGCTTGTGACATATATAAACCAGCAAGTTTTACCTCTCCTAAGGTTGAGAGTACAACTGCAACCGCCCCGACTACCCCATTAAGGAACTGGCAACCCATGTTGTCCCCGATATTGCTTGAGGTTAGACAAACATGTTACCCCCACAAGCTCACCGCTTAACCTTTCTACCTTTCTGCCTTTCTAAAACTATACACCTCAGGTTTCGGCATCATGATGTATAATCCGTGCAAGCTAGAGTTTTGAGTCTTGAGCCTCTCTCGCGTCTCGCAGTAAACCACGATAGGTTGAATTCCAACCACGATACCCACTCAACACTCTAGGTCTCGCCATTTCCCTTACCGACTAGTTGCTTGACTGCTATTCGGTGTCTCTTGCTTACTCCCTTATTATAACTCATGAATTCCCGTTGTCAAGCGATTGCACAAAATAAAAAAAATATCTAGATTCTACTTGACTTCTGCGAGGCCGACGAAGTCGGCCCACCCTATATCAGAGTGAGTTATTTTTATTGTTTTTCGCCGTATTCAGTGCAAAGCCTGTTGCCACCTATGCTTCCAAAATCTATTGCAACTGGCTTAGAACCAATAAACCCAATATTCATTCTATGCATGTCATTGCCCGCTCCGGGAAAACCTTCTTCATAAAGTCTTAATGCTAGCGAAGAAAGTATTCTTTCTATTTTATCACGCGAAGAACGTAACTTATCTTCCCAGTAAATACGTCTTATTTTTTCTCTATTGAAAGTCTTAACAACTTGCGTTGTGTAGCAATACCAAGTCTTGATTGTTCCGCAATCAAGTTTTTCGTAGAACTCCATTTCTGCAAAACAGTTTGGTGCTAATCCTTTTTCCCAAGCTTTTTTCTGCTTTCGGAATGCATCGTCTCTGGTAGCTTCGTTTTCAAAACATTTAATGCCAACTTTTTTGTTGCACTGAATGTACAAAGAAAAACAGCCCTTTTTAACAGCCACAGCCTTGTCGATAATTCGCTTGAAATCCATGATAATTCTCCGAGTTACTAACTGACAACGCAATCATTTTACCATACAGAATATCAATGTCAAGCATAAGGAAGAAAAAAAGAATATTTATAATACTCTTGACATCCAGCGAGGCCGACGAAGTCGGCCCACCCTATTGTCAAGGGCAGGCCGATGAAATTTTTCACTTTTTTAGAACTACTCACCCCATAGCAAGGTTAGGATGAGTAGTCCGAATCCTAGTAAGATTATTGCCATTATACCGCCATTCCGAAGATTTCGACGATATCATCTACGTTAATGCTGCGGGATTTTGCCTGAATCCTTTCCCAAGAATTTGATGACAGTTGCGAAAGCTTTCCGCCGAGTACGTCGAATTGGTAGTTCGTTTCAGCGTCGAAGGATTGACCGGCCCGAGTGATAGCATTGACAATTCCGAATAGGTTGTTGTCGTTCGATTCGAGCAAGTCGTGAGCCTTATACGCTCGGTACGCTTGCGTTGGGGTGAGTTTTTCTTCCGAAGCAATTACCGCCAAAACATCGCGGGCATTGGTCGAGATTGCAAGCTTGCGAGTTGCAAGGAATTTATCGATTGCTTCCGCCGCAATCGGTAGCTGTGCCTTGATCGATTCGCCAATTTCAGTCTTGAGGCTTGCCAAATCGATCTTGCCCATATGCTTGCGTTTCATCGCAACGCCGTTTTTCTGATCCCAAATATTGCCGTTGAGACAAATCGACCGGAAGATCGAAGGGAGCAAGTTCATTCGCCGCTTGCCGATTTCGCAATTAGCGATTGACAGCATACAACCGAAGTCAGAATCTTGATCATCGGGGACGTTTTTCATGCTATCCGGCAGTAGCAAGTTGCCGTAAAGTGTATCTTCGGTGGATTTCCAATGCGAGAGCCGGGCACTCGGCAAAAATTCCCGCAAGGTTTCCAAATACCACCGATTATTGATCGGTGCGTACTTGTCGGAAAACCAAGCCCGAAGCGTACCATCGTCGTATGTTCGCACGAAAAACTTCGTATCAGTCTTGACATGCCGCATGGCGTTTTTCGCAAGCGTTACCATCGCTTCGGCATCTTGCCGGTCGGGTTCGGATGCGGCCATTTCACGAAGGATCGACGACGACAGCACACCGATTTTCTGTGACATTTGAGGGAAGCTGTGTTCGGTCGGTGCGTATTGCTGACCGTTGATTTCCACCACAAATTTGTCGCCAGCACCAACCATGAACTTGACTTGATCCGCATCGACGATATAATCGCTACGTTCATCTTCCGCCTTGCCGATTTGTTCCAAGGCCGTGTCGTATCCTATGGTTTTTGCCATCCAGTCCTTATGAACGTGGAATCCATCCGCGAATCCCACGCCGATCTGTCCTTCCAGTGTCTTTACAAACGCTCCGGTATTGCCCATGCCGCTAGCGTCCAATTTTGTCGAAAGATTAATAACTGGCATAATTTGCCCCTTTGATCAAAAAACCGTTTTAACTTTTGAGCGACTGACTGTCTTTCGCTCTTATGCAATGATTTTACCATATGGTTTCCCCATGTCAAGCAATTGAGGGATAATTTTAGATTTTACTTTTCTATAGAAAATTTCCGGATTTCGGTTGACAAGGACGGAACGCATGGTATAATCGAGGCCGACTACGTCGGCCCACCCCATTGTCAAGGGCAGACCAACATAATCGATGAATTTTTTCCGCACTAGGCAGTTGGCAAGTAAAACGTCAAGCTTTACCGAAATTCAACCTACTATATTATGAGCACCGGAGCCGCTTTGCAGCGACCCGCCCCGGCTTTCACGGGACAGGGTCTAGGATATAGTATCGTGATTTGGACTAGATTGCGTCCATATCGCCCTTCTTGAAGTCATCCAGCTTCTTGTTCAGTTGTGCGAGCAATAACAATGCTGAACGCTCTCTCGCACGGATTGAACGAATCAATTCAACTTGACCGTCGATTGTGCGTTGGAATGATTCCAGTTTTTGCTGGATTTGTAGCAATCTTGCCTCACGCTGTTTTTCTTCATGAAGTCTTACAGCTTCCTTGATTTCAGCACTTGAGAAATCCTTGACCATTGCATCAGCCCTACGCATTTCAGCAGATTGAGTATTCATCAAACAAACCCTTTACAAGAGAACTAACTTATCAGCAACTCGCTGTTGCTTATGCATTAATTTTACCACAACGTTTGGCCATGTCAAGCAATTGACACATATAAAAAAAAGATTATTATTTTACTTGACTTAGCCGAGGCCGACGAAGTCGGCCCACCCCCCGTTGGTGGGGGTGGGCTTGAACGCATGTCACTAAACTTCTTCTGCACCCCAGCCCTGAATTCTCAACGGCACTTGTATTGCAAAGCACCTTTTTTCTAATTCATGTTCCTTATGGTTTCCGCAGCACGCTTGGCTGATTGCTCGCTGTTCATTACAAGCCAGAACGTATTTTGCCGTATCGTCTGGAAGTAAAACCTTGAACAAATGCATCGGTTCGCATTCGTTACTTTCGAAGGTTTCTGGTACTTTAATGGAGTTATCTCCGAAACATGTACGCACGAACATTCTTTGGTAATTCGAAATGTTTTCTACGAAAACGGGAATGCAAGAACAATTAAATGTACGATATGTTGGTTTTTCCATCATTCTACCTTTCAAGAGAGTTGTTTAACTTTATGCCACAATTATACACTACATTCACGCCATGTCAAGCAATCATGCTAACAAAAAAAAGAATTATATTTTACTTGACAGCGACGAGGCCGACGAAGTCGGCCCACCCCCCGCTGGTGGGGATGGGCCTTGCACTCAGCATGTCAATCGGCCTAACGCTTGCGTTTCGGCTTTGTATTCTTAACTGCTTCACGAAGGCTCGCAACCAGCTTCTCAGCTAGTGAGCTACCCATCCCAATATTTACTTTCACACCTTGATCGTTTTCGAACGTCAATTCCACGGTTCCGTTAAAACTCGAACCATATGCAGAAGCAGAACTGACAGTAACGTTAACGCTTTGACGAATTTCCAAGCCATTCATACTAAATTCTCCAAAAAGGTCTACTAAACTTATCGCTTACTTGCGACTACTCCATCATTATACACTGGATTTTGCCCATGTCAAGCAATCACGCCTACAAAAGATATTTTATTATTTTACTTGACTTTCGCGAGGCCGACGAAGTCGGCCCACCCCCCACGATTGGGGGTGGGCACAACATATACTAGCAATATATCTTATCATCGTCGCCAACATACAAATCTACAGATCCGTATGCTTTGGAAATTTCTGTCAGCTTGTCACCATGCTGAATCCAATCACCATCCCAAAATCCGGCACCGTGACCGTTACGTGTGAGCCAAAAATCATGTCCTGCACGTTTTTCACGCCCGGCAATCATATCGCCAGCGGTTTCCTGAAATGCCTTGCAGTCTTCGACCATCTGTGCCATGCATTCCGGTGAAATGTCATCGTTGTCATAAATGCTATCTAATGGAACACCATATTCGTCAGCAGATAACCACAAAGCTGTCTCAATATAAGACTCAATAAACTTGTCCACGTTTCACTCCTGAAAGTTATCAACTTGTCATGCATATATTATACATGATTAAATTGCCATGTCAAGCATTTGCACTAAAAATAAAAATATAAACATTTCACTTGACATGATCGAGGCCGACGAAGTCGGCCCACCCCCGCCAGCGGGGGGTGGGCATTAATTTTTCAAAGCTTACTTCACCTTGATCGGGCAAACGCTCGTTTGGCGTTTGAAGCGAACATTAATAGTAGCACCCTTAGGAGCATCGTTTTTGTTCAGATATGCCCCGCAGTTTGGATGCAGCATATCTGTGATCACAAAATCCTTTCCGGCTTCCCACGCCGCTTTAACATCCTTCATGCTTTTGTAATCACGACCATAAGCAGGAGCAACACCGATAAACATACTGAAATCCTTATGAAAGAGATGTTTCTTACCAACGCTTTAATTATACTTCATGAAATGTCAATGTCAACCTATTTCATAAAATATAAAAATATTTATTTGTTCATTGACACGCACCGAGGCCGACGAAGTCGGCCCACCCGCAACATGTCCTTGGGGGTAAGCCGATTCGCCTGCATATTACAAAAATTTTTACTATAAATACCCGTTAGGGCGGTGGTCTTGCTTTTAACATTGTACAAACCTTTCTGCCACTTCAACGGCTATCATGCATCGCTGATTTTTTTCTTGATCACGTTGAGAGACGCAATCGACGACTGCATTTTTTCGGTGTATCCGTGCTTATCCTGAAAATCCTTGATTTTGTTCATGACGAAGTTGATATCTGCAACGATATCGGTGAGTGCATTGTCTCCGTCGATTTGGTGTTGCTGTGCATCCTGAGAATCTAAGAAATCTTCGTATTCCTTGGTATCCTCAATTTGCAACTGAGAATCGAAACTACCAACAGCAGACATAATCATGCTCCTTAAAGGTTTTCTTTTGGGCGATGCATATATTATACTTGACGATTTCCACATGTCAAGCAAATATGGAAAGAAAAAAAAGATAAAGATTTTACTTGACACAGGCGAGGCCGACAAAGTCGGCCCGCTCACGTATTTCTACGCAGAACAGGCCAAAAAATAACCCCCCTTTCGGGGGGTCTTGATTGAACAGTTCGATTTCGATTAATCGTTATGAACGCCCGTCAGCATTGCATTCAGGAACGTCATGTATGCTCCAATTTGAGCCATTTCATCAACTTGACCGCCGACGAATGGCATTTCTTCGGCATTATCAGCTTGCGACTGATAAATCTCAATATTGCTTGCCTTGATTGCCTTGGAAGTATCAACCGGCTTAGCCTTTTTACGCTTTGGACGAATGATTGATATCGCGGTGGTTGTTTTTTCGAATTCCTGCCCGTCGATAGTAACGGTGCCCGTAACAATACCGATTTTGCAATCAACTGCAAACGATTCAACGGTTACGCTGTTGATGATTGAATGCTTGCGGGCCAACAGTTCATTAATTTTCATAACACTAACTCCAAAAAGGTTTTTGTATCGGGAACTCCCCGACCACAAATACATCTTACCATATCAATTTTCAAAGTCAAACGAAAAGTATTCAGATCGCAACGAGACCGACAAAGTCGGCCCACCCAAACGTAATCAGCAAAAAAATAACCCCGCCGAAGCGGGGCCATAAACTTTAATTTAATTTCTATCTACGATTTTTTCGATATCAAATATTGATACCTTAAAACTTTTAGCCGATGGCAAGGTTGAGTAGTATTCACCCTCAACTTCTACAACCATTGCCGAATCATTAAGGCCCGACAGACCAAAAACAGTTTCCACAAAAAACAGCCCCTGCTTACCCTTTATGCTTATTACGTTGTTTGTTTCAAGTGTTCCGATTCTACGATTTTCGTTACGAAGCCTATCAAGCATATCAGCCATAACATAACCCTTTAACAAAAAGTTGCAAAACATCCAAACCGATATAACCATCATAACACTAAATAGGTATATGTCAATAAAAAAGAATAACATTCACGGCGAGACCGACAATGTCGGCCTATTCTCCCGAGGGATATTTTTTCTTTCCATAAAAAAAACCCCCCTTTCGGGGGGCCTCTTTCGGGGAGTCTTTTAATTTGTCATCACTTTGCGATTCTCGATTTTCTCAAAGAGAGAGAAAATCTTTCAAACTTGCTACTTCTATCGATTTTCCATTTTTTATTTTTCATTAATTCGTAATAAGATTCCCAAGTCATCCCAAGCAATTCAAAGCCTTGCTTGAATTTCGTGACTTCCCACTTGTCGCAGCCTTGTATCAATTTTTTTGCCATCGCAAGTGACTTCACTTCATGCTTCTTTTTGACGATTAACCCGTTTTCGAGCTTTTCGGTTTTTACTGTATAAGAAATCTTCATATTCCAAACCCTTTCAAGAATTGTTTTATTGTCAGGAACTCCCTGACCACTCAATACAGTATATACGATAGAATTCTAATGTCAAGCAATGGATTAAACTTTCCTCGCGAGACCGACAATGTCGGCCCATCCACACGCTTTCGCATAGAATCAATAAAATAAAAAACCCCCCCTTTCGGGGGGGCGATTCAGACTTGGTCAGACTTCGATTATTCGTCGTCTTCGAATTCCTCGTCTTGCATCCAACCGGCCTTGAGAGCTAGATCGCAGAACGTGATTTGTTTCTTGATCAGTTCGCGTTCGTTTTCCTCGAATCGATCTTCAATCGGGCCTTGCTCAGCCATCGCTCGGTATCGTTCGATTCGCTTTGCTCTTTCGGAATCGCTATCAATGATCTTTCGTTCTCCGGTTGTATCGAATTTGACCGAAGATTCGGTCAGCTTTCGTTTTTTCTGCTTTGGAATCAGCGAAAGAATCGGCATAACCTTTTCTGTCTCAACGAATCCAGATTCCGTTGTCAAATCCTTGATCATTCTTTTGCCGATCACTAGGCAAGCCCCAGTGTCTTTTGCAAAAGATTCAGGTGTAACCGAATCGATGATTTTGTGAGGAATTGCCAACACTTGCGACATTTTCATAACTGTAACCCTTAACTAAACCGTTGTTTGCCGGTCACGTTGACCAGCGATATAAACATTAGAGCATATTAAATTCAAATGTCAAGCATTTTGGGACGAGACCGACAAAGTCGGCCCATCCATCGCATTTAACAGTAACAGAAACATTAACGATCTTAAACATCTTATCGATTATACCTATTTTAACGATTATACCTACTCTACCTACGATCCGCCTATTCTACCACACCTTGAATAGTTTGTCAATTCTTAGCACTTTGACTCAAGGACGAGACCGACAATGTCGGCCCATTCTCACACTATCAATGCATAAAAAAACCGACCCCGCCGAAGCAGGGCCGGTATTTGTTTTGTTGTTACAGGAATCATTCTGGATGTTCTGCATGTTCTCGTTTATGCCGATCTACAATTGCACAACACGCAATCACAACATCATGATCATCGATTGCATTCCAGATTGCAATATCAAAAACTCCGGGATTGTCTTTGAATTCTGCAAAAATCCATTGCATTTTGAGATGCAGTTCTACGCCGTTCTCTGCAAAATCGTATGCAATGCAGTTGCGGACACCTTGCGATAGCAAGAACGCTTCAACCATTTGTTCAGGTTCAAGTGTTGCAATCATCTTGCCTAGTGTATTCGCCAACGATGCCATTCCTACAAATTCGCTGTAAGCTACTTGCGACATATTTCAAACCCTTTCGAAAAAACTTTTGTTGGCTTGGAACTCCCAAACCCAACACAAACCAATCTACCATATATTCGACATAATGCAATAGCTAACTACAATATTTCTTCACGAGACCGACAAAGTCGGCCCATCCTCCTTTCAGATTCAGGGCCGACCTATCGATCTTATACTAATCCTTGGTAGGCGTAAATTCTATTGCGAATTCATACTTGCCATGATCTTTAGGTATAGCCTTTAGAGCTACCTTATCTATAGCACGGCATCCTACCAAAGATACTAAAGCCAACAAAACAACTAAACGCATGATCAGAATCCTTTCTGAGAAACTAACTACCGGAACTACCGGACTGCTAACATCGTACTATATATATCGACACAATGCAAGAGATACTTTAACATATCTAGCCGAGACCGACAAAGTCGGCCCACCCATACAGATGAACCGACTTTTTCTTTTTGCTGACTGAATGCTATACCAATGGATTCCTAATAAAATCATCTCCATCCGGATATGCCACTACGGTTCTCGGAAAATTCTTGTATAACCGATTTAATTCGGTGATATTAAAACCAATTTCCTTTTCGATGCAGTACATTTCATAAGGAAGAAGGTCTGGCAGTATTTTTGTACCGTGTCTATTTAATGCCAAAAGAGCCAACACAAGATCCTCTGCTTCAATCCAAACCTTCTTAACAACAACCAAATTTGCCATCATCAAGTTCCTTAAAAGGAGCCTTTGTCGATTCGGCACTCCCGAACCCGACACAAACAACTATAGACTATTTATCGTCATAAGTCAACAATAACTTTAACATTTAGCCACGAGACCGACAATGTCGGCCCATTCGTCCCACTGAACTTTTTCCTTTCCACACGATCCCCCCTTTCGGGGGGATCGATCAGTTTCAATTCTCAGCTTAGCTCAGCTTGAGATATCCACGCTTTCGAATCGCACGATCAAGAGCAGCCTTATCTGCACCGATCCCTACAAGCCTATGGGTAACGTTTGAATGAACGTTCTTTCGTCGCTTGTACAAAACGTCACCACTGTTGTTGATTACCTCGATATCGCAGTTAACGTTATCCGTCACGGATTTCACTGCACTCAAAGATGTTTCGTTTGAAACTCGAACTTTTCCGCTCGCGGTCATAACCAAAACTTGATAAAACATCACAAACACTCCTAACAAGGAACTAACTAACTGACTCAACAACAACGTCGAATCAACACAAACCATACTAACATATATCGAACACATTGCAAGCCCATATTCAATCATTTTAGAAAAAATTTTATATACCCCCACTAAGGGGGGTTTTCTGCCATAACAAAAACTACTTTACACGCTCATATATCGCAGGGTGGTCTACGCACAATTCACCCATTTACTCAAGTAGAATCACCCGACTTACATGGACTCCGCATTGCACGAAGTTTTTATGCTATAATAAATACATCATGAACGAAGAACAAATCGAAATAATAAAAAGAGTCTCAAAGTCAATAGCCCCTAAGTATAGATTTGCCCATTATACATCCGAAGATTTAATTCAAGAGGCTATAATAATGGGACTAGACGGATTAACTCGCTGGGACGGTAAACGACCTTTTGAGAATTTTATATCTAGGCATATATCCAATCGCTTAAAAACCTTCAAAAGAGATAAATACTATAGATCTAATGGGTCTAAGGATTTAACTAAGGCACAGGCATGTAAAAAGAATCTAGTTCGCCCGGAGCCTTTAAGCGTTGACATAAAAAAGTGTGAGGAATCTGAATTTAACTGGGAAGAATTCGATACGATAATTCCCGCAGAGCTTAGAAAATACTATTTAAAGGTACGTTCTGGAGTAAAAGTTAACGCAGCAATTAAATCTAAAATAATTAGTATAATAAAAGAAAATGTCGAAAAAAACAGGTAAACTAACTATAGAAGAAATAAACTTCATAGTAAGTCAAAAGGATAAAATGACCATCGAGGAAATTGCTCTGGCTTTAAACAGAAGGCCCGGAGCAATAGCCGATTATGTACACAGTAATATTGGCGTAACTGATGTTCAAAAGGTGGATCTTGAGGCAAAGTATCAATTAAGAAGCAGACCATTCTACGGGCTTTTGCAGAAACAGTTTACGGACGAAGAACTAAAACTACTGGATCATCATTACAGAAAAATGTATGCACAGTTTAAAGATGACGTTTTTCATACTGAGGAAATGCAGATACTTGATATATGTAAACTTGAGATACTTTGCGAAAGGATATTGAAGTCTCAGGGCGATTCTAGAAAAAAGATAGCCGAACTAGAATACGATATAGAAATGGCAAAATCCGAGGATAGATCAAGCTGGGACACAAATTTCATCAGTCTTTTAGAGAGACAAATATCTGCACTTCAAATATCTCTAAAAAGCATGTCGGATGAATACCGGGATTTAATGACAAGAAAATCTTCGGCACTTAAAGATATTAAGGGTACTCGGGATCAACGTGTTAAAAATATAGAGGATACGAAACGCACTTGGACTGAATTAGTTACGGCATTGATTGAGGACAAGGACTTTAAGAAAAATGTCGGTCTAGAGATGGAAAAATATAGACTGGCAATGGAAGAGGAATATCATAGATTATCTACGGATATTGTTTACAACAATGGTGTTGTTGACAAGCCGTTACTTAATTCGGAGACTGTTTTAAAAAATGAATAACAAAAATGTATTGATATCGGGCGTAACTGGGCAGGCGGGATCTTATTTATCGGAAATATTTCTTAATAACGGTTATAAGGTCTACGGGATTACTAGACGCACAAGTAGTCCAAATATAGAAAGAATAAAACTATCTCTTGCTAATCCTAATTTTACTCTTATAGAGGGAGATATAACGGACTCTTTTTCAGTGAATGATATTGTTGAAAAAGTAAGGCCCGCATACATTGCAAATGCCGCAGCACAATCCCATGTGGCAACCTCTTTTGAACAGCCCGCATTTACTTGGAATGCTACTGCACTCGGCGTACTTAATATTCTAGAGGCTATTCGCAAAACCGATAAAAGCATAAAGCTAGTACAGTTTTCTTCCAGCGAAATGTTTGGCAAAAACTATAGTGTTAAAAACGCAGCTATTCGAGATCTCAACGGCCTAGTAACTGGATTTGAATATCAAGTAAAATATCAGGATGAAAACACCCCGATGCTTCCACAAAGCCCGTATGCCATAGCAAAATTGGCCGGTCATCATTTAGTCCGCAACTACAGAGAATCCTACGGCATGAATGTATGTTCGGCTATATTCTTTAATATGGAAAGCCCGAGGCGTGGAGAAAAGTTTGTAACACGTAAAATAACTAAGTGGATCGGAGAATTCTTACAATCTCCGTTGGGACAGTGTGAGTCGCTTGAATTTAATGATACCTGTATTTTTTCTTCTACATTGCCCGATGTCGTCTTTCCTAAATTAAGACTGGGGAATCTTAACGCTTACAGAGACTGGGGGCACTCAGAAGAATATATGGAGTGTGTTTACACAATGCTTGTAGAAGGTAAAAATAGAGACTATGTTCTTTCTACGGGCAAGTGTATTTCTGTTGCCGACTTTCTAATTAAAGCTTTTACTTATGCCGGAATAAAAGACTACCAAAACTATATTAAGATTGACGAATCTTTAAAACGTCCTTCCGAAGTGGATTTTCTTCATGGAGATTCCTCGCTTGTTCGAAAAGAATTAGGGTGGAAACCATCTAAAACAATAGATGATATAGTAAAGGAAATGGTGGATCATGATAAATCCGCGAAAGCCTGCTAGAGACAGAGATCCTGATCTAAATAGAAAAGTTAGAGAAAGAGATAATCACACTTGCCAGCTTTGCAAAAAGAAAAAAAGGGCAAGTGGAATAGAAATACATCATATTTTTAGATGGGCCGATTCACCCGGATTAAGATTCGATGAAAACAATCTTATATGTTTATGTAAAAAATGCCATAAATCAATTAAGAACAAAGAAAATAGTTATGCTTATCATTTTTTGGAGATAATTAAAAATGGCCGCAAAAAACCTGATAATTGATGATTTTGACATAGACATAAATATCGAAAGAAGAGACATCTATCTTTTTAATGATTACATTGATCATGATGTGGCTAAAAACTTCTTGAAAGGATTGCGGATTTTAGAAAAAAGAAAAGATCCGATAATGATACACCAGCTTAGTAACGGCGGCGATACAAGTTCGGGAATGGCTATATACGATGCAATTAAAAGCTCAAATTGTGACTTTATTTTTATTACATACGGGCTTTCAGCTTCTATGGCCACAATTATTCCGCAGGCTGTTATAGATAAAGGGTATATATTAACAATGCCTAACTGCTCTTGGCTTTTACATGAGGGGTATGCATCTATAGAGGATAATGCAAAAACTGTTAAATCGTATGTGGATTTTCATCAATCACTAATAAATAATTTTTACGACATATTTGTTCGCTCATTTAAAAAGTCCGAGCAATTTAAAGATCAAAAAGATCCGGTAATTAAAAAATATATCAAACAAAAAATATCCTCAAAGAGCGATTGGTGGCTAACTGCGGAAGAAGCTGTTTCTCATGGGCTAGCAGACGATATTTATACAGTACAGAATTTCAATAAATATAGGGCTATGCTATGACATATACAGTTATCAGAGACACAAGAGAACAACAAGGCTGGAATTTCCACCCGTACCAGAAATGCTTAGGTATGGAGCTAGGAACTCTTAAAACTGGCGATTATACAATAAAAGAAATGCCGCATCTTATATGCATAGAAAGAAAAGCCTCTGTTATAGAGATAGCCCAAAATATAGTAAAAGATATAGATAGGTTCAAAAGAGAACTTGAGAGAATGCGAGAGTATCCTAACAGATATGTAATATGCGAGTTTAGCCTTACAGACGTAATGAATTATCCTGAAAGTGCTAACATACCGCCATCTATCAAGAAAAACATCAAAGTAAACGGAAAATATCTAATTAGAGTATTATTAGAACTACAGCAAGAGTACGGTTTTCAGCTTTTATTCTGTGATACGCCGCTTAATGCATTTATTGTTGCCGGTTCTATAATGAAAAGAATCTATGAAAAAAATACAAAGTTATGATTTTGATAACGAATGGCTTGGTTTAAACCGGCCAGATGAATACATATACAATCCTTTAGATTACGTTTTTCAGTCTCAAGACACTGATGTAGTCATGAAAAGATTGCTGTGTGTTATGTCAAATCCTGACTATTTTAGATTTGCTACAAGATTTATTCTTAACATAGACATACTTCCATTTCAAATGGTTGTTCTTAAAGAGCTATGGAATAAAAAATATCCAATGATAATAGCTTCTCGTGGAGCTTCTAAGTCTTGGACTATGTCTGTTTATGCATTACTGCGGGCCTTATTCTTGCCCAAAAGAAAAATAATTATAGTTGGTTCGGCTTTTAGACAGAGCAAGGTTCTATTTTCTTACATGGAAGAAATATGGAACAACGCACCTATACTAAGAAGTTTATGTACTAAAGAAAGCGGGCCTTATAAAGACCCCGATAGACTGATATTTAAAATAAATAACAGTGTTATAACATGTCTTCCTTTGGGTACTGGCGATAAAATTAGAGGAGCTAGAGCACACGATATTATTACGGATGAATTTGCGTCTATACCAATAGAAATATTTGAAACCGTTGTTGCGGGCTTCGCTAACGTATCTTCCTCTCCAAATGAAAAAGTTAAGCACAAAAGAAGGCAAAAACTAGGTATAACACCGCCAGAAGAAGAGTTTGATTCTACAAATATTGGAAACCAAATCGTTTTAGCCGGTACTGCATACTATGAATTTAACCATTTTGCTAAATATTGGAAGGATTATCACGCACGTTTAAGCACAAAAGGCGATCCCGCAAAAATATCAGAACTTCTTGGAGATAAAAACCACTCGGCACTTAAATGGGACAGCTATTCAATTATTAGAATACCTGTGAGTTCACTGCCTGAGGGCCTTATGGACGAGGGTATGATAGCTAGAGCTAAAGCTACTGTTCATGCCGGTATATTCGATATGGAGTATGGAGCTATATTTTCTTCTGACTCTCAGGGCTTTTTCAAGAGAACTTTAATAGAATCTTGCGTTGTTTCTCACAGCAACGAAATAAATTTGCCTAGCGGCCCTGTTATTTTTGAACCTAAACTTTATGGTAGTAAGGATTGCAAATATATTTATGGAATTGACCCGGCATCTGAAGTTGATAACTTCAGTATAGTTGTACTAGAAGTACATCCAGACCATAGAAGAATAGTTTACTCATGGACTACCAACAGGCAACAACACAAGGAAAAGCTAAACTCAAAATTAACAACTGAAACGGATTTTTATTCTTATTGCGCAAGAAAAATAAGAGACTTACTTAAAATATTTCCATGCCAAGAAATAGCAATGGACTCTCAGGGTGGTGGTAGAACAATTTCTGAGGCTTTACATGATAAGAGCCGTTTATCAGAAGGAGAAATACCTATATGGCCCGTAATAGATCCTGAAAAGCCCGAAGACACTGATGATTACGCTGGCCTTCATATTCTAAAGCTATGTAATTTTGCAAAAGCAGACTGGACTGCTGAAGCTAATCACGGTCTAAGAAAAGACTTTGAAGATAAAGTTTTATTATTTCCATATTATGACCCTGTAAGCATTGAACTCGCTATAGAATCTGACAATATCAATGGAACTATATACGATACACTCGAAGATTGCATTTACAATATAGAAAATCTCAAAAATGAACTTTCTATGATTAATATAGTTCAAACTCCGGCTGGAAGAGAAAGATGGGATACACCAGAATATATAATCGGAACTGGAAAAAAAGGAAGATTAAGGAAAGACAGATATTCTGCTTTAGTTATGGCAAATATGTCTGCTAGAACCAAGCCAAAAGAAAACTTCTTAGATGCTTATAAGCAGTACGGAGGCTTTGCTCAAATGATAGAACGCGAAAAGCTTGGTGAAGGGGATGACTATGATGGGCCTGAGTGGTTTAAGGATAGTGTAAATAACAACTCCGGATACTACATGTAACTTGAGTATACCTAATTGTATGGCAATCAATTATCAATGCAATTAGGAAAACATGAGCAAAATATATAATAACTGTGAATATTACCAAGATTTTAATGATAACGATTTAAATGCTTACGGCGGTATAAGTAAATCAACTGCGTATAGCAATCGTGAATATCTTAACGTAGAGCCTAACATCTCAGTTAGGCCATCTTTTGACAGGCGTGATTACGAAGCGTTTAGGCCCGGCGAGGCTACAGCTACAAAGCAAAAGAAAAGTATGCGCGAGTGTAATGATGCATACGATAATCTTGGAATTATAAAAAATGTTATAGACCTAATGGCTGACTTTTCTTCTCAAGGTCTTACAATTGTACACACAGACCCAAAGATTCAAAAGTTTTATAGGGCATTTTATAATCAAGTAAACGGCGAAGAAAGAACCGAAAGATTTCTTAATTACTTTTATAGAATAGGAAATGTAATAGTTCACAGGAATACAGCAAAAATAACAAAAGTAAAAGAGTCGGAGTTTAAGCAGTCAACCGCATCTACAGATTCTATTATTGCCGAAATGCCTATCTACCGAAGAGAGATTCCTTGGTCTTACGAATTTATAAACCCAATTAAAGTTGATTTAAAAAATATTAACGGCGAAAAGAAATATTTTATCAAGGTTAACGAAAAATTTGTAGGAACAAAGAAGTCATCAGAAGGAATTGAATATCTACCGGAATACCTAAAAGACCAGATAAAAGAAGGAAAAAAAGAAGTAGAACTAGATATATCTAAAATCAGCATATTCCATTACAAAAAAGATGATTGGTTGCCTTGGGCTAATCCTATGGTTCATCCAATACTTGATGACATATCAATGCTAAATAAGATGCGAATGGCTGACTTAGCAGCTTTAGATGGGGCTATATCTAATATTAGATTATGGACAATCGGTAGCCTAGACCATAAAATAGTTCCGAGAGAAGGAGTCATAAATAAACTAAGAAACATCATAGCAAGTAATACTGGTGGCGGTACATTCGATTTAGTATGGGGGCCTGATCTAAAGTTCCAAGAAAGCAATAGTCAAGTATATAAATTCTTAGGAGAAGAAAAGTACAAGCCCGTTCTAAACAGTATTTATCAAGGCTTAGGAATTTCAGCCGCAGTAACAGGTTCTAGCGGAAATGCTAGCTATACCAATAACTATGTATCAATTAAGGTATTAATAGAACGTCTTGAATATGGACGCAAGGCCGTTAAGAAGTTTTGGGACAATGAATTTAAGATTGTTCAAAAGGCCATGAAATTCAAAGAACCGGCTCGCATTCATTTTGATGCAATTATATTGGCCGATGAAGCAGCTATTAAGACACAGCTAGTTAGTCTTGTAGATAGATGCATAATGTCAGAAGAAACTCTTCTTGAAAGATTTAAAGAAATGCCAGAGATTGAACAGTCTAGACTCAAACGTGAAAACAAACGTAGGTCTAGAGATAAAGATGCCCCTAGAAAGGCTAGTCCATTTCATCAGCCTAACCATAAAGAAGATATGGCAAAGATGGCATTACAATCACAAGTATTAGGTAAAGACTATTTCGAACAAATAGGATTACCATATCAAGCACCACCAAAAGAACCTACTCAGAATAATTCAGGTATTTCACCCGCAAGGAAACCCAAAAACACTCAAACAGGTCGTCCGCTATCACGTAAAGATGTAACTAAACGAAAAACCAAAAGAGTTCTACCAAAAGCAAAAGGTTACGACACAAATGTTTTTATGTGGGGAGTATCAGCTCAAGATAAGATATCAGAAATAATAACACCAATTTTTCTTTCCATATCAGAAACTAAGAATGTGAGAAGTCTTCCTAAGGAGCAGTTTGCTAAGCTTGAGCAATTAAAGTTATCTGTATTTACTGCTCACGAACCATACGAAGAAATAACAGAACAGTCTATAAAGACAAAAATTAAAGCTGAGTGTATGCCATCTAAAGAATTCCTATCTGTTGTAACTGAAAAGATTAATTCATTTGCCGCTGCACTACAGAGAAAGCCAACAATAGAAGAATTAAGAACTATTTATGCTGTAACATTTGCTGAAATAAATTAATTGCGTATTTAAGATTGGAATATTATGATAAAAGTATATGCACAAGAAATATCTGATGGACTTGGCGAAATTATTGCTAACAATAATTCCATAGCTTATTTATCTTTAGCTAGAGAGTCCACTAGACCAAAAATAAAAAGACCTTTCGAGGTTAGTTCAGCATCAGCTAATTCAAATCAAATAGATCTTTTCTATATGGAAAGCATCTTAGTTAGCACGGGCTGGAATAACAATGATGATGTTTTTTATCCAGAAGAATTGTGGCCTGCTAGATCTACAGCAGAAGATAAACAATTCAATTTCATGCATGATGAAAAAGATATATTTGGTCATATAACCGGAAACTACATTCTTGATAGCGTGGGAAATGAAGTTCCTTATGATTCTATGTTTCCGGATCAAGTTCCAAAAGAATTTAATATACATGTCGGATCAGTAATTTATACCAGTTGGTCTGATCCAAAGCTCGCAGAAAGAGCAAGAAGTATAATAGAAGGAATAAAAGAAGGTAAATGGTTTGTTTCAATGGAATGTTTATTTCCAAACTTTGATTATGAACTAAAGTCTCAAGCAGGTGAGAAAAAACTTATATCCAGAAGTGAAGCAACAGCATATTTATCTAAGTATTTAAGAGCATATGGTGGTGATGGTGTATACCAAGGTTATAGCGTTGGTAGAGTTTTAAGAAATATTACGTTTTCTGGAATGGGTCTTGTTAATAAACCTGCTAATCCAAAAAGCGTTATAACAAAAATAATTACTAATGAAGATCAGGCAGAAACTGAAGAAGTTATTGCCTTAGAAGAAAAATCAATATCAGGAGAAAATAATATGTCCGTCGATTTAAGCCAAGAACTAGACAGTGTAAAGGCAGAATTAGCTAAAGCTAAAGAAACTATTGATAGCCTAACTAATTTCAAGACACAAGCTGAAACATTAGAAGGTTCTGTTGCACAGTTAAAGTTAGATATAGCTTCATTGCAAGAGCAGTTATCAAAAGCTAGTTTAGATTTAGCTGAAGCTGTAAGTAAGAAAAATGATATGCAATCAGAAATGGATAAGATGAAGAAAGAGCAGAAAATGGCTAAGCGTAAGGCTTCGCTAGCTGATGCCGGTCTTGATGAAGAAGACTTAGAAGTAACCTTAGCATCTACTGATTCATTAGAAGATGAAGCCTTCGATAAAATTGTGGCCATGATGAAAAAGAAAGCCGCAAAGAAAATGGTTGAAGAAGACAAAACCAAGGCTTCTCAAGATATACAAGTAGAAGTAGAAGTTGATAAGGCAAAGGCTTCTGTTAATGATGTTGCCGGAGAATCTACCCCTACAAACCTACGTGAAGATGTTGCTTCATGGTTTAACACAAACGTTTTAAAAACTTTAAAATCTAACTAACGGAGAATAAAATGGCTTTAAAAGCAGATAGACACGAAAAAGATACAGACATTAGCTTCTTCATGAACCAAGTAGCCGAAAGAGGCGGAATGGTGTGCTTAGTCACAGGTGGTTCAGGAGCGGCATTGGATCAGGGGCAGGCATTAGTAGAATATGCTGCTAATCCATCCGGTAAAGTTCCGATGGGGATTCTTTTAAATGATGTTGTTAATATTGACTTAACCCGTCAGAAACTTAATCCATACAAGAATGAAGTCCAACGAGGAAACAAGGTAACTATTCTTCGTAAGGGATGGGTTGTTACGAACCGAATTCAAGGTACTGCACCAACAGCAGGTGCTAACGCTTTCGTCGCAGCTAGCGGAAACTTAGCAGCAAGCGATCTTGTCAGCGGTGCTACTCTTCCTGTTCTTGGAATGTGGATGAGTAGCGTTGACCAAGATGGTTACGCGAAAGTGGAAATCAATTTACCTGTAACCCGTAGACAATAATTAAATTAAAATATTAAATTGGAGAAAAAAAATGGGAAAAGCTAGACAAGCCCCTTCACCTGAAATGTTGGAACTTTATGCACGTTCCGGCGATCCTGATAAGACAGTTGCTATTTCAGCACAGCGAGAAATCGCTAAAGCTTTAGAGCTTCCTCTTCGTCAGGGAATTATGGCTGGCGATATTAACTTATTCACTCCTTCAACCGATGGAACTGACGAATTTCCGTTAGATCTATTGGCACCGGGAACTGAAAGCCAGCACGTTGCTTATACCAATCCCGGCCACGGATATATTCCACAGCGTTCAGTTGAGAGTGATTATGTAAGAATTGCTACATATAGCGTTTCTTCTTCAATCGACTTCTTGCTTTCTTACGCTAGAAAAGCCAACTGGGACATTCTTGGTAGAGCAATGAGCGTCTTAGAAGATTCTTTCGTCAAGAAAATGAACGACGATGCTTGGCATACCGTACTCGCGGCAGTTGCTGATAGAAACATCCTTGTTTATGACGCTGACGCTGCTAACGGTCAATTAACCAAGAGACTTTTATCTCTTATGAAGACTGTTATGCGTAGAAATGCGGGCGGGAACAGTGTTTCAAGCCGTGGTAGACTTACCGATCTTTACACTTCAATTGAAGGCGTAGAAGATATTCGCAACTGGGGCATCGATCAATTAGACGACACTTCCAGACGAGAAGTATATCAAGCTGCTGATAGCGGTGCTCCTTTGACAAGAATCTATGGAGTTACACTTCACGACCTATTTGAACTCGGTGATGGTCAAGAGTATCAAGATTACTTTATCTCTGACTTAGGTGGATCACTCGGTTCTGGCGATACTGAACTTGTTATCGGTGTAGACTCTGCGTCTAACGACTCGTTCATCATGCCTGTTAAGCTTCCTGTTCAAATTTTTGAAGACGAAACTTTACACAGGTCACAGCGTCAAGGTTATTATGCTTGGGCAGAACTCGGTTTTGGAGTTTTGGACGGGCGAAGAGTAATCGCTGGATCATTCTAGTCTTCTAAGGCTATAAAAAAACGGGCTTCGGCCCGTTTTTTTTTGCAAACTTCCGGAGTGTTTAGCTTATACTCTTTAGCTATAGAGTATATTTCATTAGGAGAATAAAAAATGACTTTTCAAAAAATTATATCAGCAAATCCATATAAAGCCGGTGGCATTGCAATCAGTGCTCAACCTACAGGCTTTTACAACAAAGCTCTTGGTGAAGAAGTCGGTGTTATCATAGGAACCGCCGAACAACTTCTCCCTTATCCAACAAATTATAGAAACATAAGCTTATTAAATGTCGGCCAAGTAGTTAAAGACAGGCCCGGAAGCATTTATGGCTTTATAGTAACTAATACAGCAGCTACACCTAGATATCTCAAGATATATAATAAAGCAACTGCCGCTACTCAATCAGATGTGCCCGTAATGACAATAACTGTTCCGGCAAACGGATCTGTTAACGTTAGAGAAGACACACCTATGCTTTTTTTCTCTATAGGTATTTCCGTCAGGGCTACTACCGGAGTTGCCGATGCCGATAATACCGCTCCTTCTGCAAATGAAGTAACATTAAATTTAATATACAGGTAAAAAATGAATTTAACAGATATTATAAAAGGATTAGACTATAATAATCTTAACGATTCAGAAATCTGGAATATATTAAACTTAAAGAATGTTTTACATTTAGACGAAGATCCTTGGACTTGGGCAGGTATTGCCGAAGTCGTTGGCAATCAAGGGGCAGAAGAATTAAGAATAGCATTAACTAACGGTGGAATGGGTTGGGCTGTTCACCAATTAGGCGGTAAAGGCATTAATCTAAGTAAAGAAGACGTACAGAACGCTTTATATTATTTACATAGCATAGGCGTGCCCGGAATGGCTGCTCTTGCAATGACTGTAAAACGAAATATCTCTATTCTAGAAAAGTTTAATATATCTACTACTAATCAAGAAGTTAAGCAAATTATAAAAAATATAAAATTGCAAGATTTAAAGGATTTAAAAATAGAAGTTGTTTTAGATAAAGTTCAGGCATATAGAGAAGCGTTAACATTATGGGATGGAAATCCGGAAACGGAGCCTAAGTTATGGCAATAAGCTACATAAGCGGAGTAACAGCTAATGCTGCAACAGTAGATCTTGGCAGTCATTCTGCCGGAGATTTATTACTTGTATTTGCATACAATGATAATTCAGCTACAGTGCCTACACTACCTACTGGTTGGGTTACTCGTGTATCTTTATCTATTTCAAACGGCTCTTTGTTGATTGGCTATAAATATGCGCAAAGTTCTTCTGAAAATATAGGAAACTGGACTAATGCCGATCAAATTTATGCAACTGTATGGAGAGGATCTCCTAATAGCTTAATTTTTCCTAATTATATATCCACCGCTTCTGCTACAAGCGTTACGATTAGCTATGGCGTTCAGACAGCCAATACATTTCAGACTGGTGCTACTAATCAGGCTTTAGTTGCTTGGACTTTAAATAGGAATGCTACAAATACGATAAACACACCTACCGGATTTACTCTCGGATTATCAGCAACAGATTCGTCTCTTTGGCAGACAAGATTTCATTATCAACTCAATAGAACCACATTTTTTTCAGCGTTGACTACTTCGATTACTACATCTTCATTATGGAGAACATTCGTACTTTCGTTAGTAGAATCGGAAGTTTATGGAATAACTGGCTCTGCATCAAAAAAAACGCCATTAATAAATCAATATATAGGATAAGTAATGAATAATTATATTGGAGACTTTAAAAAAGGTCAAACAATAAGGATAAAGTTTAATACTTTCGACCAGTCTATGGTTCCTGCTGATGCTTCAATTGCTCCTCAGGTTGTGGTATATAAAAACAGTACAACTGAAATAACCACTGGCATTACTCAGCCATCAGCTAACTACGACTCAAAGGCCGGTTTATATTTATTAGTAATAGACACTTCCGGGGCAGACTATGTTGTTGGTGATGATTATGATGTTGTGTTTACTCAAGGTACTGTTGACGGAGTAGATTTAACTAGAACTATTTTAAGAACCTTCTCTATAGAAAATAGAAATGAAGATGCCAATGTTATAAATATAGGCGGACAGTCTGTTTCTGCGTCTGCTACTATCAATTTCCCTGCCGATATAGCAAGTACAACTAATATTACATCTGCTAGTGGTGTTTCATTAACGGCTGCTTATGATTCTGCAAAAACTGCTGCATCGCAAATAAGTGTAAATGCCATACCAACAAATCCGCTACTAACTAATGATACAAGATTGAATAATTTAGATGCCACTATATCATCTAGACTAGCTTCTGGTAATGTTACTGTTGGTGGATATGCATCGGGCCAAGATCCTGCTTCGTTAGTATGGGGAGCAACAACAAGAACGTTAACCGCATTTGGCTTTTCTGTTACAGTAGGCACAAATAATGATAAAACAGGATATACTTTATCACAAGCGTTTCCTGCAAACTTTTCCCTTCTTTCTGTAGATGCTAACGGAAAAGTTTTATTACAGCCTGCACAGACTGGTGTAACAATTCCTACTGTTACAAATCTAACAAACGCAGTTACAGTTGGGACTATTAATGCTAACGTAATTACTGCCTCTTCAATTGCTACTGACGCTGTTACAGAAATACAGACGGGCTTAGCTACATCTTCCGCTTTATCTGCTATAGATACAAAAATTGATACTATAGATAATTTTATAGATACAGAAATCGCTGCTATTAAGTCAACCACTGACAAGCTCGATACTACGGTAGAACTAGACGGACTTGTTTATCGCTTTACTACTAACTCTCTAGAACAAGCACCTGTAGGTGGTGGTGGTGGAGGTACTGATTGGACTGCGGACGAAAGAATAGTTATAAGAGCCGTACTCGGAATTCCAACCACAGGAACAGTGCCTCTAGATCCTTCTTCTGGAATTTTAGATGTTATTCGCGATAAGATTGATGTTGTAGATGATTTTGTTGATACAGAAATAGCAGCAATTAAAACAGTTGTTGACGCTATAGAAGTAGACACTCAAAATATACAATCTAGGATTCCTGCGGCCTTAGTAAGCGGTCGAATGGATTCAAATGTAGGCTCATTAACTAATAATGTAATCACCGCATCATCTATTGCTGCATCGGCCCTAGACAATAAAGGCAATTGGAACGTAGGAAAAACTGGATATGCTTTAACTCAAGCTTTTCCGACCAATTTCGCTTCTATGAGTATTGATGTTTCCGGGCGTTTACTTCTTCAACCTACACAAACAGGCGTAACTATACCAACTGTTACTAACGTATCTAATGGTGTTATAGTAACAACAAACAATGATAAAACCGGCTACGCCCTAACATCTGTATATGATGCTGCAAAAACAGCCGCTACTCAAACTAGTGTAAATAGTATACCTACAAATCCACTTCTTACTAATGATGTAAGGCTTAACTCTTTAAGTAATCTTGACGTAACAGTATCTTCAAGACTAGCTTCTGCTTCTTATGTTTCGCCCGACAACAGTTCAATACTCGCCATTAAATCACAAACAGATCAGTTTGTTTTTACCTCCGGAAGAGTAAACTCTGTAATCAACCAAGTATTCCCGACTAACTTTGCTGCTATGGCAATAGATGCTCAAGGCAAGCTTTTATTACAAGCATTGCAGACAGGCGTTACTATTCCTACAGTAACAAACGTTACATCGTTACAAAATACAGCATATCAATCCATAGCTGATTATGTTTGGGATGAACCATATTCTGGTCATACCACTGCTGGAACCTTTGGTAAGCTCATGGACATAATGAAAAAGGCAAACACGTTAATAGAGGGAACAGTAACATCCGCTACAACACCAACTAATACTACTTTTTCTTCTACAGTGAACTATCCAACCGGGGCTTTAGAGCACACAGTTCTGTTATGGCTAACCGGAACATTAGCAGAGCAGAATTCACCTATCATTACATACAGTAATTCTAACGGCCAAATCGTAGTAGAAGAAGCATTTACGGGCATTCCTAGTGTTGGTGATCAATTTGTAATAGCTCCTTTATTACACGTACATGCCATCAGTGATATTAAGTCTGGCTTATCCTTAGAATCAACTTCTCAAAGCATACTTTCAAATACTTCAACAATATTATCAAGATTAACATCTGCTGTATACACTACATTCCAAGACTTAGCTACTATGATACAAAGTTCCGGAACTAATCTCGCTAAATGGACTGCTTCGGCACTTAGTTTAGCTCCAACAGGAACTGGCGGTGGAGGCTCGGGTAATGTAACTGTTAATGCAAATATACTTCCTATACAGTCTTACATGCGTAAGAGAGTGGAGTCTGAAACCATATCGCTATTCTTCCAAGAAGTTACTGATGTTTTCATAACTGTGGAAGACGAAAACGGCCCGATAGACTTAACCGGAAAAACACTTGAGTTTGTTGTGGAGACAAAAAATAAGGCTAATCTTTTGGTTATAGCTAACGGTGATATCGGCAAGAGTTCAACGGGCGTTGTAGTAAGAATCAATACTACTGTTACAAACAATATCGGAACATATTTATGGTCATTAAGAGACATAACCAGCGGTGACACTGTCCTAAGCTGGGGCTATGCAGAAGTCTCTTATGCTCCAAAATCATAGGTGAAAAATGTCTTGGGATATAGAATTAGTTAATATGCTTCGTGCGGAAATAGGCGATTTCGAAGAAGAGTCTTATACTGACTCTAGATTAAGACAGGTTTTAGCATATGCTGCTTATTCTGTTAACCAACGGGCTAAATTTGTTAATGCTTATTCTATAAATACTTCCGATATAAGCATAACGCCTGACCCAGTAGATACAAATGATTATGACTTTTCTCTTCTTACTGTAATGCGTGCATCATGTATAATACTTACTGGTGAAGCAAGAACTAAGGGAGGAAATGCGGTTGTTATTAAAGACGGCCCGTCATCATTAGATAATACAGAAGGAGGAAAAAACACAATAGAATTAATGAAATCTATGTGTAAAACTTACGAAGAATTACTTACTACATATCAATTATGCGGAAGTAATAATCCTTCTGGATATTCTGGTATTGGCGAAGCTATACTCGGGCCTTATTCTCCGGGCAGCTTCTTGATGAATTGGACACGTAACGAACCAAGAAATAGGTCTAACTCATGGTAAAAAAATTCGATTCATACTTTCAGGATTTTAACAACACTGTATCTGATCATCTTGAAACAAAGGTGCAGTTAGTATATCCTGAAATAAAGCAAGAATGTCCTAACTGTGTTCCTGACGCATTTCTCGGGGCATATAAAAGCTCGGGAAAATATAAGCAGGGCGGGCCTGCACCGTTCGAGTCGGGTATGCCGTGCCCTTATTGCAACGCCGAGGGCTATAAACTAATAGAAAAAACCGAAAACATACCCGGAAGAATTTATACATCTGAACAAGCTTATAAAAAATTTAAAAACATGAACATGCCTAACGGGTCTCTTCTTTTGGTATGTCGTATTAACTTTTTCTCTAAGATAGTTCAGGCTAAATACATGACTCCGTTTTCAGAAATATATAACCAAACTTCTGAAAGGTACATGCTAGATGGACAGCCCGAAGACACTGGTTTTGCTATCAATCCAGTAAAATATATAACATCTATATGGACAAAAAATAGATGAGTTTTCAAGGTCTTAAAAAGCATATAATAAAAGAACTCAGAGAAAACGCCAAAGGATTAATATCCAAAAATTACTACAAAGTAAGGCAGGCCGTAAAACCTATCATAATAGATGCTATTTATGAATCGCCCGAAATGGAATCCGTTCGATCTGGCAAGTTAAAATATGATCTTGGTTTATCAGTAGACCCGAGCCTATTAATTGCTTGGTCAGTAGCTGACACTATGAGATTACAGTATTCCTACTCGCCTCAGTATGTATTTAATTTTTCTCTTTCTATACAACCTTATAATTACAAGAATCTGTTGGCGTTAGAGCAGGCGGTAATAACTTCTGAGTCAGGCAGTCAAATACCTTGGCTTGAATGGCTTCTTACTTACGGCAATAAAATAATCATGCTCGATTTTGGGGTATTATATAAAGACGGTGTCGGCAGAACAGGCGGTGCTATAATGGTCAAGAATATAACTCCGTTCATGATAGACCCAGCTTTTTCTGGTGTTGAGGACAATAATTTCATATCAAGAGCTTTAAAAAATAACGCTCAAAAAATACAGCAAGCAGCATGGCAGACACTCTTAATTTAGAAGGCTTTAACAATACTCAAGATCTTGGGCTTACCAATATACTTCTTGAGAATTTTGTCATGCGATATGATTGGGGTTTTATAAATAAGGGAGGCTTTTACAACATAGTCTCTCCGGCGACAGGTATTTACGGAAATGATAAATCTAAGCTTGTTTCTGTTAAAGATCCTAATTATACTGACGGAAAAGTATGGCAGTCTAATAGAACTAATTGGGTTTGGGAGACAGGAGTTTCCAAAGGTGCACCGATATCTCCTACGGGAGTATATATAAATAATACATATACTACATCTGGATTCAATGTAGACTATAAAAACGGCAGGGTTATATTTGATTCGCCTGTGGCGGTTAGCTCAAACGTGAGAATATCATATTCTCATAAATATGTTAATGTTTTTCCAGCTAGCGATTTACCATTTTTCAAAAACGTACAAAGCCTCTCTAATAGATCTGATTCGTCTCAATTTACCATGAGAGGTTCTGGCGATTGGGCTTTATTTGGAGAAAAAAGAGTTCAATTACCGGCGATTGCTATTGATGTTATGCCAGTTCATAATACAAAACCGTACCAACTTGGAGGCGGTAAGTGGATGCATAACAATATAGTTTTTTATGTAATATCAAAAAACGCTTGGGAAGCTAAAAATATGTTAGACATAATAGCAGAGCAAGACGATTTAAGTATTAATTTATTCAATCCAAACAATGCCTTATCTTCTGGTGTATATCCATTTGATGCTTCAAATTATTTACGTCCACAAGCTTTACCTAGTGGCATGTACCCACAGTTAGTATCAAACTTTAAATACAAAGATTGTTATATATTTAATACAGGTAGTCCGGAACTTAATCAGATTAACCAAGATTTAGTTTTAGGAACCATAAAATGCACAACAGAAGTTAGGGGCAACTGAACTAGCCCATTATTAACGGAGAAAATTAAATGTCGAATAGAATTTTTTATGCCTGCCAAGCTGTAGCAATTGCAAAAACAGGCCATAACTCAGCATCAGCCTCTGAATTTGCTATAATGAAAGGCGTTCAGAGTGTTGGTATTAGCACTAGCTTTACACTAGAACAAATTTTCGAGTTGGGCCAGCTAGAAATTTACGCTAACGAAGAAAGTGTTTCCGAAGTAGAAGTTACTTTAGAAAAAGTAATCGATGGTGAAAAATTACTATATCTTCAGTCAGTT